GGAACTTGAGGCATTTTTCATTATTAAAAATTTGTTTGCAGACCTTGTGGACATCCATGAGATTACATATAAGGACACCGAGTCTTACATCAATATCCTGTATAAGGGCAATATTAGAAAATGGATTTGCCGTCTTCGCCTGACAGATAATCAAAAAACCTTGATTGTCCCGGACGAAAACAAAAAAGAACATAAATTTACACTATCTGATATTTATGAACTCAGAAATTATAAGGACACTCTGACCGAAGTACTGCAACGATATCTATAACGGCAAAGGGTCCGTATAAGCGTGTCCAATTTGGACACATTTTACCTTCCAACCTGTGTTGACATTGTGCGCACATATGCTATACTATACACAAAGGAGATGATAGTATGGCAAACATCAACATCCGCATTGATGACAACCTGAAGAAGGATGCCGAGAACCTGTTTAATGACCTTGGCCTGAACATGACCACCGCCACCACCATGTTCCTCAAGCAGTGCCTATACTGCCACGGTCTGCCCTTCGAGGTACGGATGGACCCATTCTTCTCTGCGACCAATCAGGCCCACCTGCGCCGGGCTATCGCCGATCTGGACGCTGGCAACGGCAAGCCCCACGAGCTGATCGAGGTGGAGGATGAATAAGCTATGGCAGGATGAGGCGTGGGCAGATTATCTCTACTGGCAGCAACAGGACAAGAAACTGCTCAAGCGGATCAATCAACTGCTCAAGGATATCGACCGCAGTGGCTATGACGGCATCGGCAAGCCAGAGCCTTTAAAGGGAGACCTATCTGGCTGGTGGAGCCGCCGTATTGATGACACCCACCGGTTGGTCTACCGCATACGGGACGGGCGCATTGAGATTGCCCAGTGCCGCACACATTACGGAGAATAGCAAAGAGCCGGGGCCACGGCCCCGGTCTCTTAAAACGCCTAGAATCGAACATTTGTATTATGCCAAGGAGTAAACGCCATGAAAATCACCGTAATGCAGGTCAACAATGAACTCGCCAGCACCGGCGTCTCCGTCTACGTGGACGGGCAGCCCCTGGGCAGTATAGGGCCCGGCGGCAGCGTCTCTGCGTCTCTGGAGGCCCCTTCTTGCCTCGTTCGGGTGGAGTGCGGTGTCTACAGCCGGGAACTCATTTTGGGGCAGGACAGCGCCCTGCAAGTCTCCTGGGGCCTAAATCCGCCCGAGATGATTGTCAGCCATGCCAAAAAATAAGGGGGGCTACTCATGCGACGTGCAAACGGCACCGGCTCCATTGTAAAGCTCTCAGGCAACCGCCGGCGCCCCTATCTTGTGAAGATCTCCGCCAGGGATAAAGACGGCTATGTGCGCCAGGTGGCGCTGAGCTACCACGCCAAGCTCCAGGAGGCCCAGGATGCGTTGGAGGAGTATAACCGCAAGGCCGCCGCCGGGCAGACCCCCAGTGCGGATATGCTCTCCTGGACCGTAGAGCAGGTCTATGCCGCCTGGTCGGAGCGGGAGTACCCCAGGAGCGGGAAATCCTCTGTTGCCTCCCACAAGGCATCCTGGAACCAGCGTGTCTCTCGCTACGCCGCCCGTAAAATGCGCAGCGTTACCCTGGACGAGTGGCAGGCCATCCTGGACGAGGGTGAGGACGAGGGCCGCTCCCAGTCCAGCATCAATAACGATGCAATTTTGATCCGCGCATTGCATGCCTATGCTATGAAACGTGATATTATTGGGAAGGATTACTCCCGGTATTTGGATATTCCCACCGTCGACATCAAGGTCAAAAAGGGGGCGCTCAATGATCTCCAGCTTGCCAAATTGGAGGAGCTGGCGCGGGCCGGTTTTCCCGGCGCATCAGAGGCCATGGTTCTGTGCTATACCGGCTT